CGAGATCGCGCGCGCGATATGTTCCTCTACATCATCTGGATCCCGATCACTCGGCGGCGTGCTGTGTGGCGTGTAACCATACCCGAACAGTAATTCTGTGGTGCCGGATACCTGCCGCGTTACCAGTGGACTTGCGGTGTTGCTGAAATCGCTATCGGCGAATAGCTGCTCTTCGATGAGTTGGACCGCGCCGAGCGTGCCCGAATATGATTGGTGAAACACCCGCATCCAGTCGTTATCGACGGGTACAGTGGGTGTATCGACCATCGTGTACTGGGTTGCGATCACATGCACGCGCGATGCATCGCCAATCGCAATGCCGTTCGATCGGTAATTGGCTGGTACCGTTGGTTCTGCCATCATTAGCACGGGCGAACCCCAGGAACCGCCGCTATCAAGCTGGATGATCGAAGGGCGCTGCATCAGCAAAGAGATGCCGTTGATTGGGAGTGCTGTAGCAGCATCCACCAGACTAATGTAGGAGAGCCAGATTGAACCATCCGCAGTGTCCTTTGCGATGTTGAACTCCGCGCCGCTGTACTGCTCCGCGTTGTAGGCTGACGAACCGAACGAATACCACGAGGGAGGCCCGCCAGTCGAAGGCGTGCCCCATGTAGAAGCCGTCATATCAAAGATAGAAATTTTGTATTCGCCTAGCTCGCTAGATCCGTCCAGATTGTCCACTCGCGTACGCGGAGCCACCCAAGCAAAAATAATCTTGGTTGGGTCTGATGGATCCTGGATCGCATCAAACTGCGCAATGGCAACCTGATCGTCCACCACCGGATCATTCGAGGTATCTACGCCGGTCCAGGTGTTACCGGAGTCGGTGCTCTTCCACATCCGCATGTGTACATCTCCTCCGCTCAAGACGGAAGAGATCGCGAAGCGATCAGTGCTCGTGCCGGGAGAGAACACGCGCCGATTCGCACGCGCTACGTACGGTTTCGTGCTTCCTATCGATACGTTAAGGTCAACCGGGAAGGCCATTAGTCAATGTCCCCTTCCCACTGCACCGTGACGTTCCGCGCTGCTACAGGCGATCCACCGATACTGCTGTATGCAACGCCAAACGTAACGATGTCACCACGGAAAGCGCGCTTCACAACCGGATAACCAGCAAAGATACCGGCCACTGGTGCCGATGCTCCAGCCAGGACTTTGATGGTTTCAAATAGCATTGAGACTCCATTCAGGAGTACGTCCACTTCCAGCGTTTGATCCCCAGGCGGATATGCGGGATCTGGTAGAACGTAGATCTCTCTGAGCGTTTGGTTGTGCATAATGAACGCTCTGTTCCCCAATGGAACACCAGCCACCAGATCACCACCGGAGCCAATGATTACCTGCCACTTATCAATGAGCCGCATTGGTGGCTGAATCTTCGTGGCGGTATTCAAACGCTCGTACGGTTGTGTTGCGGTAATCGGAAAGATAGACGTGATGGCGTGTGTAGGCGCAGCCGGATCAGCTGGACTCTGCGTGTAGTCTGTTGTGTCCACGATAATTGCTGCTTCAATCGTGTACTCCATATACGAACCACGACCACGCTGCTTTCGTGCTGGCTGTGCGCTGATGGACACCACAACAAAATCAGACGTAAGGCCATGGCCAGCATGGTTGGTGTGCAAGGTTTGACCGATGCGCCAACCAGGAACATCTGTTCTAAAGGAGATTACTGTCGGCTGCGCACTGGTCCGACGCAGCACACCAGCAGTTACCGCTGCTGCTTGATCTTCCGAGGCAACACCCAACGAATCGTAAACCTGCGAATACACGCCGCTCCCTTCCGTTGGCGTGTAGTTGTAGGTAGAGTCCACATCGGGATCGGCAGGAACACCGGTATTAACAGCGGCAAGATTGGCCACTGAAGACGGAACAGAAGCAGCTGCAAGGTTACTTGAGTATGGCTCATAGATAATGGTGATGACCGTACCGAACGCAGGAGCTACAAGGCTCTGCCGGAACACATACACATCGCGGTAGTTCCAGTACCAGGATGTGCCATCATTCGGTACAACATTCAGCTGCTTTGTCGGCGTAGAGACTCCACCGACAATAAACGAAATAGGCTGAAACCCAATCGGCAGAGATGTCTGAACGAACGCATCTGTACCATTCATCGTGAAGCTTTGAGTGATTTGGCGGGAGGTTCCCATTAGACGATTGGTGCTTCTGTGCCGAGATTGTTATCGGAACGAACAAATGCTGTGTTGGTGAAACCAACCAGGGTATTGGTGAGCTTCAGATCTCGGTAGTTATCACCGAAGTCTGTAATCTCGAATGGTGCGTCTCCACCGGCTCCTGGCGCATAGCAATTGAGATCACCGTCCGAATCTACAAAGAATAGATCGCCCGTGATCTCGCACAGCCGCGTCATGAATTCCATAAACGTGACGTTGTTGAATGGCTGCACCGCAGAGGCACTAGCCACACTAGTCACATTGGTTGTGGTGATGTTGTCGCCCACCAGGAATTGCGTGGCGGCATCGACAATAATGTCGGACGCCGTTCCTGTTTGCGGAGAGGTTCCACCAGCAGGATATGAAGTGCTCACAATGCGCCTATCAAAGATGGCGCTCAAATCAGAAAACGAAATCGCCCAGTTGTACGCAGGGTTAGCCGCAGTACCGGCATAGATCGTTTCGTCAACCCTGTCGATCTGCCCAACAAATTCAACCCTGGCGTTATCGGCGTCAATGAATTTGATTTCCTGTCCAACCAGCGGACGAACAGGAGTAATCCATGGCGAACCTGTTGGTGGTCCAAAGATCTGTGTATTGCCAGATCCGCGAGTGTTCATGCGGAACTGAAATGATGTGGTACCAACAAGCAGCCAGCGGTTCTTGCCAGCAATCAAACACCTCAGCCCACCACTGGTGCTGAGTCCTGGTCCAGTCGCCGCAATTGTCGTATGGGGCGCAATGATCGAGGCAGTTCCAGTTACCTCAACGCTCCCACTTCCGGATATCAGCGTATGCGGAGCAGTGATCGCAGCAGCACCAGCCGCGCCTATGTCGCCAGTTCCGGCGAATGTTGCATGTGGAGCGATGATGGTGGCTGTAGCTGTGACCTCCAGGCTGCCGGTGGCCGCAATGGTTGCAGCTGGCGCGATGATACTGCCAGTCCCGTCGATAGCCGTCGAAACAAAGTGATATATGGGACGTGACTGAATAAATGCAAATGGCTGTGCTGAGATGGCCCGAATTGCATCGGCGGACAGTTGTGTTGAGTAAGCGTAAATGAAGTCGTAATGGGTTGTGTCGTTAGCACTAGGCCCACCAATAAGGAAGTTGCTGCCAATTGGAGAATATGATCCACTCGAACCACTCGATGCTCTGAGGAGTCCGTTCTGCCAGATCTCAGAACCCCTTGGTCCAGAATTGAATACCCAAATATCATTAGGCGCAAACGTTCCACCACCGTACGTGACACGGCCACCGCTCGCATCCCCACCGTCCCAATAGACCGTACCGTCGTTGTACGGAACAAGGGCATTTATTCGGTTGCCGCCACCCTGCACCGAATCGCTAAAGGCCGAACATTGGCCACCAACGCTTTTGTAGTATCCGATCACGAAAGTGATCGGCATCTTCAGCCATGCGTCGCCAGTAAACGTAGCGACTTGGATATCGCCAGCCGTTCGCAACCCAAGGCCAGCTTGGTTGGGAACCCACGTGGTGTTAACGAGGTTGATTGCGCCCGTGCGTCCACAAGCGATATCCGTAAGCTGTGAGCCTGATCCCTCGTTCATCAGGACGCACAGCAAATCAGGACACAGCGGATGCTTCCGGTTAAGCTGTGCGCCTAATGGTGGTTTGGTTTTTGGTAGCATTAGCCGATGGAATCAGCCGTGACTATGTGCGCTTCTACCGCGACTGCTTGGCCAGTGTTACGACCATCGACTACTAGCCGTATGCGGCCAACCGCCGTGAGATCTAGTGACGCGACGTAAAACTCAGCCTGATCGTAAATCGTGGCTCCAGTCTGTGCGTTTACGAGGTTGTCTTCGATGGTGATGCTGGTGCTGCCAACGATAGACTTGATCCGACCCCATTCACTATTAGCGATGGTGCCGTTATCGATGTAGACCTTATCGCCTGCCACTAGATTAGTCGTGGATGCGACGGTGATAACGTTGGTCCCTGATGCAACCGTGCCGCTAACCGCTTCGGCTTCTGACGTTGCTATAGCGGTCTTAAATACAGCGAGTGGATACCAGTGCCCATCCCCACTTGACTTGGTAGATGCCTCGATGCGGAACTCCACGCCTTCGGTGAGTGCTGTTGCTATACGCCTCCCGAAGTGGATGCCAACTGTTGCTGCGAGTTTAGTTGACACGTCCACAGCGGAGGAAATAACAACGCTATTGGAGGCAAGTGACTGGAGCGATAAGAGGGACGTGCCTTGGGTTTTAGATAGTGTAGACATTAATGCCTCCTTACGCGAGTGGATGGGTGTAAGTGAGAGAGCTTACGCTCACGACGTTCGTAATGGTGATGGTGAGAGACGCGAGTATCAGATTGGCTGAAGATGTACCCACCGAGCCATCAAACAGCACCGTAGTGCCATCGGACTTCACGACGCGAAACCACGAGGCTGTTCCGCTGGCGTTAGCTGACGCGTCGGAGGCGATAGCGTTTGCAGTTGCTACGCCACCCGAAGACGCTCCGAATGCAGTAGCGTTGAGCGTTAGTTCGGCAAGTAGAACTTGAGCGCCCAACGCTGTATTGGCGTTTGCGGCTTGTGTGCCGTCATAGATACGGAGCTTGCCGGAATTTGCGAGAGCACAAACGGCATCAGCCGCCGCATTGACAGACGTATTGCTTAGTTGTGGATTGAGAGCCATAGTAGTCCTTTACGTGTGGGTACAGCTGGTAGGAAGTGGTGAATTAACGAAGTGCTTTCACGAGGCTTTCAGCCGCGCGTTTTGCAATTTCAGCTTGATACTCTTGATCGGTCATCACGCCTGTAAAGTTCTGCACGACGTTGGCCGAGCTGGCCGGTGTGATCGGAGGAACAATTGGCAGCGGTGCCAAGGAAGTGGGAAGGTTCTGCGGCATATCGCGGTACGCATTGCCCAGCAGGGTTCCACCCAAAGCGAAGCTCATCGATTTCAGTTGGTTGATGATGGCGTTCGTGGAGTCTACAGCGATGTTGGTTGCGTCCATGCCAACCTGTCGAATTACAGCCGCCAAGTCGCTGGTGCTGGCTAGAAGCATGTCGCTACTTTGCGCAACAGTCTGCGTAATGGCGTTAGCCGAATCTACCGTCAACGCGTTGCCAACATTGGTGTTTTGGTTGAGCGCTTCTAGTTGCCTCTGGTACTGCGCATAGGCCTCCTGGTCGATAGCGGCGAGCTTGGCGGGGTCTTCCGCAGGTGCCTGGACCAAGGGTGCCAGGGTAGTCTTCAGAGAGTCTAGATAGGCCTGTTGTTGAGCTGCGGCCTTCGCCGGATAGTCGGCCATCTGCTGCGCGATCTGCTTACTCACCACGGTGGAGTCAGATATCGCCTGGATGTTGTCTTTCATCTGAGCGCCGTTTGGATAAAGCGCTTTCCACGCAGCCAAAGCAGCAGCCTGCTGCTCTTCCCAGGTTGTAACGTGTTCCGGAGCGCTCTGCTGATCGACTGCGCCATTGGGATGCATCTGGTCCCATGCAGCTTTCGCCAGGGCCTGCCTCTCCTCCCACGTTTGAACATGAGCAGTCGGTGTCTCCAGACCTGTTCCAGCACCGTTCGGATACATCTGGTTCCAGGCCTGAGTAGATGCTTTCTGCTGCGCCTCCCAATTACTGAAGTCATTCATTTTATTCTGGAGATCCACAAAGCCCTGCTTCTCCAGATCGTTCATGCCGATCTCTTTGTTGTCGGCTTTGCCAAAGATCCCTTCGTTCATATTCTTGTTGAATTCATCGAAGTACTCCCCAAGCACTTTCGTGGAATGCTGCTCAGTGCCGATCAATGTCGATTTCAGATCGTTGTAAGAGTTCTGTAGTTCCTCCGGAATACCACCAACCGCATCCTGAAATGCAGCAAAGCTAATGGACATGCTTTCCAATCGCTTCGTCACATCACCAACACTGAGCCTGACGGCGTTGGCAACCTCCGAACCAGATTGGCCGATTGCGTTTACAACCTCACCACTGGTTTGCGTGATGCTGCCGGTGATCGTGTTGGATGAATTACCAACGCTGTTGGATACCTTGGTTGCGCTGTCACGCTGCGCCTGGGTGATACCACGTTCTGCATTAGCAATGGCGGATTGCTCACCTTTGATGGCTGTGGTCACGGCAGACTGGTCAGCCAATGAATTGGCGATCAGTAGGTTGTCGGCGTCCACCTTCGCCTTCAGTGCTACGTAGAGTGGGTTTAATTTGTCTGAGTCCTTCTTTAGCTGTGCGGCCAAGGCAGCATTGTCGGTCTTTAGGTCGGCCTTCGCCTGAGCAAGAACCCGATTGATTGTGGCTAACCGGTCTTCCAGTACCTTTAAGTGCTCAGAGGATGTTTCTGTATGTTGAGACACCTCGCCGGTATTCTCAGCAGTCTCCTCGCCGGTGTTGTTGCCTTCCTCCACGCCTTCCATGATGCCGGTGGAAATAATATTCCCCTGCATGAGCCTGTCCCTGATCTGTTCCAGGACATTTGCCACTGGATTGAACAGCGCATCCCGGATGTCAGCCAATCTGTCGTTGGCAAACATAGTCCACTGCATGGTGAGCTTCGCCAAACCCTGCAAGCTCTCCGCGCCCGTTTGCCACATCACGGTGGACATCTCGCGAGTGTTTACTTCGATGTGGCCAGCCGTGGAGATCAGATGAGCCATCTGAAGACCAGCAGTGATACCGGCAGCGGCATCAACAGCCACGCCAACCGCTCCGATAATATTGCCTGTCATCACACTACCGAGACCAGAACCACTGGCAGGCTTTCCAGCTCCAACCTGCGCTCCACCCAACACGGTGCCATTAGCGCCAGCGATCCCAGTAGGTACCGCACCCTCTAGTCCGGTGCCGTTGATACCACCAGCCAGTATCGGAGAACCATCCGCCGAGACGGCGTTCAATAGCCCAGCCTTAATAGCCTGTCCAGCCTTCTTCGCCGCATCGCCAAGGCCAGTAAAGTCCAGTAGCATGCTTGTGATCCATGCAGTGAACTTTTTTGTGACAGGCGTAATCATATCGTCAACAAATGACTTCGCTACAGAGTCCCACAGCTTCCTGAAGACATCTTTGATATTGCCGATTTTCTTGCCAGTCAGAAGGTCCAACGCTAAATCGTCCAGGCCCTTACCAACAGCGTCCCCGATATGATTGGCAAACAAGTCCCACTGCTTGGAAAGAGTATCAATACCGTGCTGGGAGTCGTCCACCAGCTTCGCGAGATAGCGCTTTTGGGTTTCTGTGGCGCGGTCACCAGCAGCTTCCTGCGCGTTCAACTGCGCTGCGTACCGACCAGCGTCTGCCTTTAGGATGTCCTGGTTAGTGGAACCGTCTGCGTTGCGGATCTTCTCGTAAGCTACTTCCGCTGCGGTAGCGATCTGGCGAAACTGCTCTGTTGTGGTAACGCCAAGGGTCTTCCAGGCCTGCTCCAAATCCATGTTCTGTGCGGAGTAAGCTGCTTTAATTCGTTGCGCCGACAGAATAGCGGCGTCGGAAATCTTCTCGCCAGCCGCGCGCGCAACAGCAATATCGCGCTCCGCAGCAATGGCCATCGCCTGCGTCTTTTGTGCTAGGGAGGAGTTTGTGTCCGCGAGGATGGCATCCAGGGCCTTCTTGTTTGCGGCCACCGCGTCCTTATACGCGAGGCCGCTGGTCATGCCGAAGTGCTCGTAAGCGGTTGCAACATTACCAATCTGTGCGCCCAGGTCGGCCATAGCGCGAGCCAAATTCCGTGTTCCAACCTCGTTGGACTGAAACGACTGGAGATGTGTCTGGAGTTTTTCCAACTCCACACCATAAGCTTTTAATCCCTCCAGGTATTCCTTAAAATTCGGACCACCGAGGGTTAGCTCCGCCAGTTTGATATTGTTCAGACCACGCAGCGCGTCCTCATACTTGGTCAACGCGCCCCAGGCCTCGACAGCCTTGTCCTTCTGTAACTGGAGCGCCACAGCGTGTTTCTGCGCCTCCAGCGCGGCCTTCTTCTGGGACTCGGCCAGCATCGCGTTGTTCTGCGCCAGCCGCTTTGCGCCGTCCTCAGCGGCCTTCATGTTCTTGTCTTGCTCGTCAAACATCTTTCGAGCTTCGACACCGAGCCGCCGCATGTTATTGGTGACAAATGAAACAAGCGGACTTTCCTTCAGACTCGGACCCTTGTTCAACGCAATCTGGCTGGTAGCCAGTGCGTCGATATCCTTCGCCAAATTGCGAACCGCCTGCCCGATAAGTCCAAGGGAGTTAGGCGAGGCCCACTCGTACCAGTTGGTTTTACCCATCTCGGCTGCAAGCGCGGCAATCCCACTGGCAGCAGTGCGAACGCCGGTTTCGAGAAGGGACATTTCCTGGATAGTGTCCTTTGTCACCATCCCCTTGGAGGCCGCAGTCCATTTCTCAATCGCGTTGTGCTCGCTGAACGCCTCTACGGCCCTTCCAATAGCGGAGCCAAGCTGAGAAAATTCGCTAATAACAGAACCAAGCTCCAGCGCTGTGATAGCTGCCGCCGTGCCAGCAATGCCGACACCAAGCAACGCCGCTGAGGTCGATATAGAGGTAAACGTTCCGTTGAGCCGGTCCATCGCCGCTGCGGCAGGACCACCGTAGCCCGCAACGCCACGCAGCGCATTCTCAAGCTTTCCACTCCAGGATGCCACCTCCTTCCCAGTTGCGATCAGCTGTGTTACCCCAGTAGCGATACCACCGAACGCATAGAGCGCCGGACCTGCCGCAGCGGCCAACCCAACCAACGCGAGTGCGGTGTTCTGAATTGGCACAGGCAGCTTTCCAAAGTCCTGCGCCATTTCCGCGAGCTTGTTGGCACCGGCCTCCACGAACCCAGCAATACTTACCGTGGCCGGTTCCAGGGCCTTTCCAACAACGATACCCAGAGTTTCGATAGAGCCGGACATCTTCTCAAAAGCACCCTTGATGCCGGTGTTCATAATGTCCGCCATCTTTTGGGCATCATTGGAGGTGTCGTTAAACGTCTTGCGCAACTTCTCAAACGCCGTCTGGGACGAGTTGGCGAACAGAGCCGCACCTGTCGCACCCTCCCTGCCGAAAATCTTAAAAATGGCCGATGTGTTCCCTGCTGCCTTTCCGAGTTCCTTAATCACCTCACCGAACGGCTTGAGTTGGCCGGTCGCGTCCAGAACATGAATCCTTAACGCCTTCATGGCGTCCGCTGCTTCCTTGGATGGATCAAGCAACGACCCAAGCATTGACCGGAGGTCGGTACCGGCCTGCTCGGCCTTGCGGCCTCCCTGCGCCAGGATAGTCAGCGCAGCGGATACGTCCTCAAGGCCAAGGCCTGCGCTATGCGCAACAGCACCAACGGTCTTGAACGATTCCGTCATCTGCATGACGGTGGCGGAACTTTCATTCGCGGCTAGAGCAATCACGTCGATTGCATGACCCAGGCCTTCTGCTTTGATACCAAACTGCCCCATCAGGTCAGCGGACACGCGCGCGGCATCGCCAACGGACATCTCACCAGCAGCAGCCAGCGCGAGAACCGCTGGCATCGTCGCCATAATCTGAGACGTATTCAAGCCAGCCGCAGCCAGCTGTGCCATTCCGTCTGCAGCCTCCTTCGCGCTAAACTTGGTCGCAGCGCCGAGGTCCATAGCCTGCTTCTCCAGCGCGGCCAGGGAATCGCCAGTGATGCCACCCAAGGCTTTAACCTTGTTCATGCTGGCCTCAAAGTCGCCAGCCATCTTAATCGACGCCGCAGCGATTCCAACCAGCGGTAGTGTGATTGCCGTACTGAGTGTGGTTCCGATGGACTGTAGTGTTGTACCGGCCTGCGAGACGGCCTTCAGGTTTTCGGCCAACGTGGCGACCGGCACTCTGGTCAGCTTGTCCATCTCCGCAGCGACGGTAGCCTGCGCCTTGGCGAAGTCCGCAGCGCTGATAGACCCTTCTTTGTATGCGGTCTTTAGAGTGGCGAGGTTCTTCTGTAGTTCCGCAATCTGGCCACCGATTTGGAAGTTGGTGCCGGACGCACCAATGCCCTGCAAGGCCGACCCGATGGCCTTGATATCAACAGTAATCTTCGGCGCGATACCACCAAGGGCCTCCAGCTTGGCCTTTACGGCGTCCGTGGCCTTGGCGTAATCCTCCGCACTAATCTTGCCGGACTTATAGGACTTCTCCAGAAACTCAAAGGCGCTTTGCACCTTGAGCATCTGTGACGCCATAGCAGCCGACGAGTCCTTGATGCCCAGCGTGCTGAAGGCCTTATCCATAGCCTTTCCAGCACGCGTGGCGCTACCCTCGAAACTCTCCAGACCCTTAATGGCGTCCGACATCCCAGCGTTCATACCACTCGCGTCGATACCGACGCGGAGCATCAATTCGCCAATCGTAGCCATCTAATCCATTCCCTCTGTGATCGTTTCGAGCTTCAAACCACACGCCTGCATCACGTTGATGATGTTTTGCTGGCGTGCCTGTTCTTGTTCCGGTGTTATGTCGTTTGTGTGTTCCGGTCTGAAGTAAGGCCGAATAAAATAATCAAGCGGTAACTGCTCTTGTATGTGTGGGTTGATGGAGCACACCGCAACGATAGAAGCGCGGTATTCGTGGCCGTACTCATCTTCCTTCCAGCGGTCCATCAGAAGGTAGAATTCGCTGATGGTGTAGTCGTCCTCGAAGCCGCGCGGCAACCTTAGGGTGTAATGTCCGAAGCTCCAGCACCAGTCGAAGTCGAAATCTCGGACCCAATCTCCATCGGCTGGTCGTTTTTTTCCGATTCAGCCACAACCCTCAGCTTGTTGAGTCGCGGATCATTACCACTAAAAGCGTGGACGAACGTCATGTAGTGATCCTGAGCATCTCTGAATTCGATCATTTCCCCAATACGCTCTGGCGTAAGACTGGTGGTATCGGTAAGTCCGGCGTAGATCAAATGCGGAAGGTTTTCATAATCGTCCAACGTTTCAACCTTCAACATGTTCTTCAAGCTGCCAAACTGCTCTTTGAGCATGCGTGTCTTACTGATGGTGTACTTTAGTTGGCGCGGACCCGCGCCGAAATCAATAGTGACTGCTTCTCTTGTTGCTGCCATAAGTGCTCCTGTGTGCTTGGGGTGGTGCTTTTGCGTGCGAGGCAAGGCCGGACCCTGATATCCGGCCTTCAGTGACTCAGAATTACGCCAGCGTGGCGCGATCCGAGATTGCGAACGTGACATCGGCGGTCATCGCGCCGTTTACCGGGAAGGACATCTTGAAGTCCTGCACATAGGCAGTGAAGGTAAAGTACTGCGTACCTGTGCGGCCAAGGCGAATCCGCCATGTCTCCAGGGTTTGCGCTTCAAACAAACCAAGCAGTCCGTTGCTGTTCTCGTTCTGCGAGTTGTCGGTTGAGTCGAAGAAGATCTTCGTGGTTACCTGTCCACTGGTTTTGAGGCCCATGATGAAGGTCTCGTATCCGGTGGTGGTGTTGTGGTTGGTGGTATCGATCTTGGTCGAACTAAACTGCGGTCCTTGAAGATCCGAAATTGCCCCTACTTCCGTCCAGCTGAACGGAGAGACTCCGGATGCGTGATAGAGGATAGAGCCGTTTGCACTGCGGGGTGTTGCCATGTTGGGTGGTGCTCCTTGCGTCTCCCGACGCTGGTCTGGAAATAGAAAAGCCCCACCCTTGCGAGTGAGGCTGATCTTCCCGATGCCGTCTCACGACGGTGCCGGAACTTGTGTATAATTCTGGGTGTTAGTTTTGTACAAAAACTGAGGTGTTTATGTTCGGAATGCCAATAGAAATAGCTATTGCGTTCATATTCTTAGGCGGATTTAGCTTGGGGTGCATCGTTACCAACGGATGGCTCAAGTACAAGGCCTATGAAGACTTATTCAAACCAAAAAGGAGGTGATGAAACTATGTGGAGATTTCTACTCTGGATGTTTGCTGGAGGAGATCCAACTGGTCCTGGCGGAATGGCGTATGGTCCAGGTGATCCAACCGGTCCAGGTGGATAGAGTTACCCATTAACGGTGGGAGAGGTGACGCCTCTCCCTTTGAGGTTTTTATGATTAGTGAACACCCACAATCCACGTGCCTGAACTGTGGCGCAACCCTAGACCACGCAACCAGCGTTGGTGGAGAACATGCACCAAGATCAGGCGATTTCACGATCTGTATAAAGTGTCAAGCCGTGATGGTATTTGCCGACGATCTCTCGTTGCGTGGCTTCACAGATAAAGAACTAGAACAACTAAAAGCCGATCCAGAAATGAATCACTTCCTCACGCGCTGCGTTCGCGCGATGCGCTTTCTGAGAAGTCAGCGCAACTAATCATCCTGCGGCGCGCGGTACATGCCGCAATCCTTCTCACTCACACATAACCAGTCCGGCGCATCAGGTTCCGAATTGTGCGTGCCAACATACACACCACGCAAGCCGCATGTCGGACATGCATCTGGATCTAACTTTGGTAGCTCCGGTTCTGGCTCCGGTTCTACGATATGGCACCATTCCAGCAATCCACGTAGCGTCATGCCAACTGCTCCCACA